GCGTACCGGTATCTGGCATTGCCCAGAATGATTTCCGTTCCCGCAAGAGCAGGGTTTTCCCTGATACGGTCAAAGGTTGTGGTGCCGTCTGCCCATCGGTACACCGTCCAGTTCAGCCCGCTGTGCCCTGCCTCAAACATCGGCACAAATCCCGCATCGATATTGTGAGCGTGGTTTTGCAGTGTCCTGATATCCTCCTGCAGCGTTGTAAGCTTTGCTTCTGCCGCCTGTAGCCGTTCCTGCAAATTCGGTACGCTTTCTGCCTCTTTCCGCAGGGCTTCCAGTTCCGCCTGCAACGCAGCAAGGCGGCTTTTTAAGCTGTCCTCCCCGTCGCCGTTGACGCTGCTGTCCAGCAGTTCAATTGCTTCTGCAATGGACGCACGGACTTCCCTACCGTAAATTGCCGTGCGAATCTGTGCCACATCTCCTGCCACCGTCCCGGTAGCAGTGTTCAGTATTGCCATGTGTCTGCCTCCTTACCTTGCATACCGACTGGACAGCTGGGCTCTGTGCCCCAGATTCTTGTCGATATATGGTGTTGTCACGTCTGCCACTGCTTTTCCGTCCAGTTCCAGCGTGGTGTGCATATCCACACCAGCCATTGCCTCTGCAACCGCGTTCCCGATTGCCACGTAGTCAATGCTGACCGCATAGCCGCCGCTGTTCATACGTGCAGCTTCTTTTGCGGGTCGTGCGGTATCACCTGTGTGCCGTCCGGCAGATTTACCAGCTCCCCTCTGCCGCCCTCGTTCATGCGGGCAAAGCCGCCTTGCCAGTTCTCTGTACCGTGTGCCAGATAGGGTATTTGCGGTATATTAAAGCCCGGTATCAGGTTCACACCGTCGATCAGCAGATTGATGCCGCCGATTGCCAGATTTGCAACCGCTTTCAGACCGTCTACCAGTAGGTTCATCATTTGCCGCCCCAGTTCCGACCAGTCCGTTTCCAGAAACTTGTCCTTGATATGCTGGACGATTTCCGGAATCTTAGCGACCAGTGTGGGGATTGCCTGAATCAGTCCTTCTGCCAGCTTTATCATCAGTTCAGCGGCGGTGAGAATCAGCTCGGGGCCTTTTTCGATCAGGGTGTCCGCCAGCTTCATAATGATCTCGGGAGCTTTTTCCGTGATTTTCGGCAGTGCCGTCAGAATGCCCTCTACCACTGCTTCCAGCAGCTGAATACCGCTGTCGATCAGATCAGGGAGCTGGTCTACCAAGCTATCCGCAAGTGTCAGTATCATTTCTACTGCCGCAGGAATCAGCTCCGGCAGGAAGCTGGAAATGCCCTGCACCAAACTACTGATAATCTGCATGCCGGTATTCAGGACCACAGGCAATTTTTCAGTCAGTGCCTGTACAATGGAAATTATCAATCCGCCTGCTTTTTCTAACAGAGCTGGAAGTTCTTCCGCAAATCCGGCGGCAAGGCTGACCAAAATATTTGCACCGCCGCTGATAATGGAAGGGGCAAGTGCTGTCAGCGTATCCAGAAGGTTTCCTACCAATGCCGCCCCCTGTGAAATCAACTCCGGAATCTTTTCTGTGATACCGGTGCAGAAGTCCGTGATGATCTGCGGTGCTTTTTCCTGTACCATGGTGAGTATTTCGCCGATTTTGTCCCCGAAGTTCTTCTGGATCAGTCCCAGACCCACCAGAATCAATCCGCCGATCGCTCCGAAGCCGAACGTTTTCATCAAAATGGAAGTGAACTGCCCGCCGAAGCTGCCGGCGACCTGCAAGACACTGGACAATGCCCCGCCGATTTTGACAGCGAAGTCTTGGAACCCACTGATCAACGGTGCCAGTTTTTCTCCGACAGCCCCGAACACGCCGCCAATTTTGCTGAACACCCCGCTTACTTTTCCAAATACCGCGGAAACTTTCCCACCGAGCAGGGCGGCAACGTTTTTGATCGGTCCGGTGATGCCGGAGAATTTCGAAGCAAGAGCAGACAGCCCTGTGCCGATTTTTCCGAAAATGCCGCCGCCAATCAGCTTCATTTTCCCGAAAAGTGTTTGAAATGCCCCACCGGCAGCCAGCAGCGAACCTTTTGCATTTTTCAGCAGTCCGCTAAACTTTCCGAACCAGCCTGCCAGCCCTGATATTTCGCTTTTGGCTCCGCCGAACACGCCGGAAAGTGAACCGATGATACCGGAAACGCTCTGGAAGCCGCCGCCCAATACTGTGGAAGCTTTTCCGGCAACGACCAGAGCCGGTCCCAGTGCAGCCGCAGCAGCGGCAATTTTTTCAATGGGAACGCCGGAATCCTTCAGGCTTTTCAGCTTGTCGTATACCAGTTGCAGCTTGTCCGCAATTGTGGAAAACACATCAGAAATTGCACCGGCACTCACCATACCGTCCAGTGCCTTGATTGCGGCTTCTATGCCTTTTCCGACACCGCCCGCATCTTTCGCGGCACCAAATGCGGTCACCATGCCGTCTACCGCTGTGGCAGCTTGTTGTGCCCAGTCCACAATGGTCATTAATCCGGGTTCCATTTGTTCAAACACATTGACGTTGATGCCCTCTATCTGGCTTTTCAGTATCGTAAATTGTCCGGAAAGATTTTGAAGCATTGTGTCTGCCATGTCTTGACATGTTCCGCTGCTGTTATCAATGGCAGTTGTAAGCTTGTTGAAATCTTCTTCCGAGGCGTTGACAATGGCAAGCAGTCCGCTCATCGCTTCCTGCCCGCCGATAGTCGCCGCGTAGTTTGCCTGCTGGTCTTTGGTCAGACCGGAAAATCCGTCTCGCATGTCCTCCATGACCCGCCGCATGGATTTCATATTGCCGTTGGAATCTGTCAGAGAGATTCCCAGTTCATTCATGGCTGTCTGCACCTGCTCGGTCGGCTTCGCCAGTCTGGAAAGGATCGCCCGCAGTGATGTTCCGGCTTGGCTCGCCTTGATGCCGCTGTTTGCCATTAAGCCCACTGCTATGGCGGTATCCTGTACCGAGTATCCCAGTGCACCGGCGACCGGTGCAACGTACTTGAACGTATCGCCCATCATTGACACGTTGGTGTTAGCATTGCTGGACGCGGCGGCAAGCACGTCAGAAAACTCTGCGGAATCCGACGCACTTAGTCCGAACGCCGTCAGAGCGTCCGTGACAATGTCTGACGTGGTCGCAAGATCTTCGCCCGATGCTGCCGCCAGATTCATGATGCCCTCAATGCCGTTCAGCATGTCGTCAGTTTTCCAGCCCGCCATTGCCATATACTCAAAAGCTTCGGCGGATTCTGTGGCGGAAAACTTCGTTTTCTTGCCCATTTCCTTGGCTTTGTCTGTGAGGGATTTCAAATCGTTGCCGGTACTGCCGGAAATTGCGGAAACCTTGGACATCTCAGCTTCAAAGGACGCTCCGGCTTTTACCGCCTGTGTGCCGAGAGCCACCGCCGCCCCGCCTGCCGCAGCTTCCAGAGCCGTGATCTTGGTGCCGGCTGATGTCATTTTCCCGCCCAGTGTTTCCAGTGCCCCGCCAAAACTGCCGAATTTCTGGTTCAGCTTCTGCATAGACGTTTCCGCCTGCTGCATAGCTTTCTGAAACTTGGACGCATCACCGGTGATCTTTGCCGAAAGCGTATAGTCTGCCATCGTTCTGTTTCCCTCCTTTCTGCATCAGAAACGCAGCGGATTTCCGTCTGCGTATCCGCTAAGTTCAATTTCGTTCTGTGTCGGGTCTTCCAGCTTCATGGTGATCTTTGAGATCAGCATCATTGCATGCAGTGTCCTTTGCGGGTGGCTGAACTGCACATACTGCCCGATCTCCAGCGGTGCATCGCCGGTCAGCATTGTCGTATCCTTGGCGTGTACGGAAAACGACACCTTCGGCGGCTTTAAGTTCGCCGCTTTCGACAACGTGGAACCGATCAGGCTCGCCGAATCTGCAATTTCAGATTCCGTCTGATACAAGCCAACCAGCAGCCCGTAGGTCTTCACCAGCTTCACGTTTCGAAAGATCACGCTGTTTTTCCGCCGCACGGCGGTGATCGTCTGGTGTCCGTCTGTCACGCTCTGCACGTCGTTGTTTGCCGTGACCAGAATGTTGTTGTCTTTGTCCGTTGGCACCAGTGCAGTGTAAAAATTTTGGGTGTCGTACTGATAGTCCACTTCCACAACGTTCTTCCCGATTTCCAGCGTGTGCGGATTGATGTTGCTCGTGTCCGGCGACTGATAGTGCAGCTCCCACAGCTCGTCTGTCACCTCCGGAGCCGCTGCCATTTTCACATGCAGATCGCCGCCGAAGTAGTCCACCAGTCTGGTCTGCAAAATGTCCATAGCCGTCAATGACTTGTCTGTATAACGGGTGATCTTTCGCTCTTTCCCGTTTTCATCGGTGTCAAAATCCCCGATATAGCCGTTTGCAAAACACTTGTGACGGCTCTTGGAAGTGTCCTCGCCGGAATCCGGCGTAATCTCTGTGTTGTACCAGTTGAAAACCACCCGTCTGATCAGCTCGCTGGGAGATATGCCGGAAAAGCTGAATGCCGGCAAATAGACCTGATTCAGGTATCCCAGCACCCCCTCGCAGGTGAATATGGTCTTGCCGTAAATGTCCGTGCTGCGTTCGGTAGGATACCCTGCCCAGATGCATCTGGAACTGTCACGGAAAACTGCCACCTCCCACTGCATGTCCTGCCGTAGCCGGCTGTACAGCGGGTTTTCCTTGGTGATCGTAAACGTAAAATTGCCGGACTTGCTCTGTGCAATTTCCAGCTGCGTATCCATCAGAAACCGGTCTGGCTGTGTCGGGTCATGCAGCATTGCATACGGGTATTTCTCGCCGGTGTACCAGTGCTGATTATCATACACCTTGTACGGATAAAACCGGACCGTGTACACTGCTGCCATTACAAACGCACCTCCCGAAACTGAATGCCGACGGTCGCCTTGTTGGTACTCTTACACCGAAACCGCACCGTGTTCTTTCCGGCACGCAGCGGGAAAGCAGATGCAAACGTGTTTTCACCCTGCCGCATCTGGAAAGTCAGAATGGCTCCCTGCGGCGTTGTCACCTGCAAGTCCCCTGCGGATACAGCAGTCACCAGCAGTGTGGGATACAGAATCGTATTTTCACAGCCGTATACCGTGACATTCGCTTCTTCTTGTGTGACGGTGATGTCCCGATACTCCCGTATGATGCCGGATTCCAGATCAAACGGGTCCCAGAGCCAGTCGGAAATGGTGTCCTGTACCGACACTTGAAATGGTGCTGCATCCATAGAGAGCGTAAACGTGCTGTACGCCCCGTCCTCCCGCACAGACGACACGCTGCACCGCCCCTCGAAGTAATAGCCGGCGTTGGTATCCAGTATCCACTTTGACCGCTGCCCGTGCAGCTTCGACAGGATACGGCTGTAGTCCTCGTGCCACTGATTCATAGCCCCCAGCTTGCAAAATGTCAGCGTGACCGTGCGGTTATGGTACACCGGCATTCCCGCAAGCACTTCGGAATAGTCCAGCACTCCCGTTCTGCCGGGGACAGTTTCGATCAGCGTTTCCACTTCCGGCGGTGCGATCTCTGCATCTATCCAGAACAGCCCCCAGTCCTCCCAGCTATGCACCGTCGGGCACACAGCAGAAGCACTGACAAAGCCCTGTTCGACCGCGTCCTGCAGCATGTCGTAGGACACGCCGTAGTAGACGTGATAGCTGCCGTCTGCGTTTTTAATGGAAATGCCGTCGCTGTCAAACCGCACACCGGAACGCTGCACAGTATAGAACTCCGGTTCACGCATCTGTATTCACCGCCTTTCTCCGACGCATGCCGTTTGCCTGATAGATCAGATCAACCCACGCTTTTCCCTCTGTTGCTTCGATTTTTTTCGCGGCTTCTACGATACGCTGTCGTTCCTGCTGGTCTGCATGCTGGGGGCATTTCTGCCACAGCTTCTTCGGCTTTTTGCCTTTTTTCCGCAGCACATTCCCCACGGCATTGGCGACCGCCGCAGCAAGCAGCGTGGAATCGGAAACCACTTTTTCTTCGTAGGCTTTCAACAGGAATCGCTTTTCCGCAGGAGTCAATTCCACGTATTCCGCCTTGGAATATCCAAAATTTGCAGCAAAAAAGGCGAAATCCTGCACGTTTTGATACCGTGCATCTTCCGCCGCCTCCTGCTTGCTCTTTGGTTTGGGAACAGCTCCGCCCAGATATTCCAGCTGAACGAGCCTTACTGGAATAAAAAACCGCAGTCCTCCGCCAGCTGCTCATAGACTTCCCCTGTCACAGTGACATAGCCGCTGGATTCCAGTTCCTTTTCCGCGAACGCGGTTGCCTTTTTCAGCGGAGCATATACGCCGCCGCTGTTCATCAGCCCATAGGCGAAAAATGCCTTGACAACTGCAATGCGGGGTGTCCGGTTCTGGGACATGCCCGCCACGATCTCAAAGGCAGAGCAGCCTGCCGCCTGTTCTGCGGCTTCCAGTCTTGCCATGCTGTAGTGCAGGTGATAGGTTTCTCCGTCGATCTCATAGGTTTTCTGTGCCATGCTCTATTCCTCCTTATGCCGGCATTGCGGTAACTTTTCCGGCAGCTTCTGTAGACAGTGCTGTCAGGTCTACCAGCGGTCCGTTTCCCGCGAAGCTGCAGGAATACGTCATTGCATCGTCAAACGGTGCTTCCAGCGTGTACTCTGTCAGAACTGCCATGCCGCCAAACAGCGACTTGGTTTCCTTGATGTCCACGATCTTGATGCAGATCAGATCGCCGCTTGTGAAGTACTTCTGCAGTTCCTTGTGAGATTCTGCACCCATGACATAGGCACCGTCTGTGTCAGCCGACCACTCTTTCATGCCCGCCATCTGGGATTTCCAGCCCCCTTTGGTGTCCTTGGACGTGGTGTCCACAGTGTCCACACTGCGGTTGATCGTCAGGCTCTGCTGTCCGGCAATCGCCAGCAGCTTGGAGCCGTCAGAGTTAAACAGACAGATCAGAATGTCCTTGCCTGCCTTTGCGACCGCTTCCGGAAACTCGCAGTATACATTGCTGTCAAAATTTTCAGCCATTTTTCTTCCTCCTTATTTGCATTTCAGTCCATAGCTTGTCATGATCTCATATCCGAGTACGGCATGCCACTCGCCGGTTTCGTCCAGCTGCATGGCTTGTACGCCGGTTTCTGTCTGTGTCAGGCACTCTACGCCCTGCGGCAGCTCCAGCGGTGCTGTCATGGCTTCCTCTGCCTTCTGTATCATCTGATACACTTCTGTCCTTGCACGGGAGGGCTTGGCGATACAGTGGATATGGAGCACAAACGTTTCTTTCCATGTGGTTTTGCTGGAGCTGTCCCGCTTGCCCACCACTTCGGCAAACAAAAACGGGCTTTCGGCATCTTCCGGCACAGCGTCATACACATCATACGCGGTATTTTCCCGCAGGACCTGTAAGACTGCCGCAGCCAGTTCGGCAAAGCCCAGCTTGCGATACATCATTTCTGCAGTTCCTCCTTCAGATCACGATAAAACGACGGCTTGGTTTCTTCTACGGCTCCCCGCAAAAAATACTGCCCTGACACAAAGCCGGCTTTCAGCCGCCTGCCGATCTGCGGCACATACCGCCCGATCGTCTGCCGGTGTCCGTACTCCACGTGGGGTGCGTAGTGTATGGTGTATCCCACTTCACCGTCTGTCGATTCAGACGGCATGGTGAGCCGCAGGGAACGCCGCAGACCGCCGCCTTTGTGCTGCCCGATCGTGTTGCCCGCAGCGTCCTGATATACCGCACTTTTGGTAACCGGCGTTTTCTTGCGGGCGTTGTTCCGCAGCAGCAGCGTGGCACGTTTGCAGCAGTTCAGAAAATCCTCCTGCGACTTCTCCTGCAGCTTTGCTGCAAACGGCTTCATGCCGTCCAGCACGACCTGAAATCCTGCCATTATACCCGCCACCTTTCCACATACAGCAGCCGCCACCGCCCGTGAAGATCTTTGGCCGACTGCACACGAAATGTTTCCCCGCTGTCCGCCTGTACCCCGTCAGCAGCCCTGCACACAGACAGCGGGGCATCTGTCAGCAGTTTTCGCTGCGACTTGGTGACTTCCCGCCCTTCCAGTGCAATTTCTTCGGCACTCCATTCCGTAAACCGCCCGCGGTACCGTGTTTTTGCAGTCAGCCATTCCGTGACCGGATTCCCCAGCACGTCCGTGCCGGTCGTTTCCTCTGTCAAGAATGCAATGGTAAAATACCGCATCACACGCCCCCAGTCGTCAATAAAAGTGAATCCGCT